AAAGAGACTTGTCATTTAGGTATTTCATGTCAGATTTATAGAAGTCATAAGAACCTCTTCTAAATCCTGAGAAACCTAAGTTTAAAGCCATATCTTCTGAGTTGTCAAACACTCCGTAAGAATTCATTGAAGCTAACATATCGTCCATTGCTAACGAAGTAGCTCTGTTTACAAACATCATGTTTTCTTCAATAGCACCCTGAGAGTCAAACTCAGCTAAGATAGCGTCGAATTCAGCTAAATCAGTAGCGGCATTAACACCAGTTACACCAGTAGTAATGTTACCTCTAGTTTCGATAGCCGCGAATAAACCTTCAGTACCAAAAGTATTAGCAGCGCCGTTTACAGTACCGTCAGCAGTAGAAGCACCTTCAACACCTTTAACAGCTTCTAACATAGTCATCTCTAAGTAATCAGTAAATCTAGCTCTTGTATCACCTTCAGCTTTTAAATACCATAAGTAACCGTTTTGACCTTCTTCACCAGAAATTTCAACCCAACCAATTTGAGAAGTATCAGATCCTGAGATCTCATAGTAATCTTTTATTATGATTGGTTTGTTTGAGAACGAAGTGTGAGTTGGTTTAACGTTACCAAAACCAGCAGTTGCAGATGAAGTTCCACCTTGACCTTGTTTACCTTTACCAAATTCAGAACCAATAACTAATACTGTACAAGCTTCAGAAGTACCTGTTCCAAAAGCAGTAGCATCATCGATGTTAGCTGTTTCGTAAGGTAATAAAGTCGCTGTTGTAGCAGCAGCCGCAGTACATAAACATTTGATAGTACCTTGAGCAGTTGCCACAATACACATGTCGTTGATACGTATACCATGCTCTCCAGAAGCGATAGAATTTCCATCTATATCTGTAGACATTGTAAATACTCCGTCGGTATTGTTAATAGCACCTATATAAGATAAGTGTAATCTACCTTGCTCAGACCAAATTACTTGGTCAGAAGCCATAGACTCTTCAGCTCCTACTTGAGAAAGAAATCCTGAGATAGTTCTGTTTCCAAAAACCTCAGCTTCTTTTTCCATAAGATCTGGTAAATATTGTTGACCCCAGTCGTTACCGTCTGCGGTAAAATCGATGTAGTTTGAAGCTAGTGTTGCTTTTTTTGAAGCAGGCACACTATTTAAACTACCAGCGGTTCCTGAATGACCAGGACCCGGATTTGATATTGCCATTTTTTTTAATTTTTAAATTGTTATTTTTTACTTTTAATTTTAAATTTGAAATCAGCAGAATTATCACCTAACGCTCTTACTTTAATACCTCCGCTTTCCACTATACTACCGTGAGATTGTCTAGGGTCCATATCGATATTTTTAGATTTAGCAACGCTATCTTTTAATGCGTCAGCCTTACCTTGTTCGTAAAAGTGGTTAGCAATAGCATCAGAATTCATAGCGGTATACAAAGCCTTATGGTAACCCTTAGCGTCGTCCATTTGATTATCTTTGTTCAAGAACTTCTTGACAAAGTTATTAATGTCGCTTTGAGTTTCTTTTACACCATCAGCATTCTTTACGTTAAACCTGTATCTTTTGTCTCCAACTTCATATTCAAAACCTTTGAATTTATCGTTAAACACGCTTTCAGTTTTATTTAAGAATGTTGACTTAGCTTGTTTCCTTACTTTCTGACTTGCTTCTGATTCCTTGTTGTATCTGTTGAAGAACTCAATTGCGCCCTGTTGCTCACTCGTGAGTTTTGAACCCATTTTGATATCTTCGTAGTATTTGGATTTTACACTTTCCAAGTGTAGCTTTGCTTCGGCAACTTGCTCCTTCATCGCTAATTTTTTTCTTCTAACATCTTTTTCCTCATCTACTTCTTCGTCGAAGGAGAACTTATCTTCCATGATAAAATCTACTTCTTCAGATTCTAAGTGAGGTTTAGTTGTTTTATAATATTCTTTTAATAAAGTATGGTTATCCATTTTGGAGTAGTCCTTGTTTAACTTTACATAATCATTTAAATCACCACCTGTATCTTCCATGAAACTCATTAACTTTTGAACGTTTTCAGGTAGATCAATTCCAGTTTCCATAGACTTAACAATTTCTTCTTCTACGATTTCAGCTACTTCTTCAGCCTCGTTAGTCACCTCTTCAATTACCAGGGTTTCTTCTGTTGGTTGTTCGGGAACTTTAATCTCTTCTGGAGTCTCTACTTTTTCAACTGGATTAGATAGATCAACTTTGATTATCTCTTCAGCTTTTTCTTTAAGCTCACTAAGATCTACCTTTGCTATCTCAGGTGTTTTTTCAAACTTCTTTGCTTTTGGTTTTTTAACCTTTAACTTCCCAACAGTTTCATCTACCGTTGGTTGTTCTTTTACTTTTTCTTTTGCCATAATATAATATAATAATAATTAATAATCTGTTTGTTTATTTTGGTTCAAACGCACCTAATCTCATTCCCCCACCTATAACGTCGTTTCCAGCGGATTCAAATGGTTTTTGTTTTGCTTTTTCTCTTTCTCTTTCCTTCATTAGATCTTTTTGTTGAGCTCCACTTACTTGTTGTCTACGATCTTGTCTACTTTCTCTAATGCTATCTTTTTCTCTATTAGACTCAATATCCATGTTTTTTAGTTTCATGTTTATTTCAAACTCGTGATCCATTAAAGATCTTTTAACTTCAGCTTCAACCTGTAACGTCTGTTGTTTCATCTTTGCTTTAGCTTGTTCTATTTGTATTTCACTTTGAACTAACGCTTGTTGTTTTTGCATTTCAGCTTGCGCGGCGGCTTGCTGTTGTTGAGCGTTTGCGTCTGCCTGAGCCTTCATGTTCTCTTGGGCCATTTGCTGATCTTTCAGTTGCTTCTTTTTTCTTCTAAGTTTTAAAAGTTGGTTAGCTAGTTTAACGTTTTTAATATCTCTAAGATCTATAGCATCTTCTAAGTCTATTGTTTGTTGCGACAAGGCTACTTGTATATTGTTTTCCAACAATCCTTTTTGCTCTTCGTCTGGCTCTAAGTCTAAGAATATTCCAAATTCATACAAGTGTAACTCAGACATCTCTTCCAGCGTAGCAACATTGTGCGCTCCTATAGCTTGTATAAACGCGTCTTTCGTTGGAGAGTATTCTATGATATCAGAGATTCTCAAGGATAAAGCCTCGCAAACTTCTGCTGATAAAAATAATCCAGCGTTTAATATATGTCTTGTAGCCGTATTTGAATTAGCTGCCGCCATCTTTTGTACACCAACTAAAGATCTTTCGTCTGGAGTACTACCATCTCTAGCTTCGTTTAGTCCGGTTGTATCTCTAATCATCTGTAGATAGTAGTTATACGTACCAATTAAACTCTGCATTTTTTGTCCACCACCACTAGGTATTTCTTGAATAGGTATCTTACCAGGATTTTGGTCTCCATCAGAAGTAAAACTTCTACCAATAATACTACCAGTTTGAAAATACATATTTAACGCTTCTTGTGGATTGTAATTAGTACCGTTACCTAAATCAATCTCTGCTAAACCATCAGCATCTAAATATATACCATCAGGAGTCATTCTAGACATCACCTGTTGGAGTTTTAAATGTGTAAGCTGTATCATGTCAGCAAAACCAGTTATTCTGCTTACGAGTGATTCTATTTTACCGTTATACATCCTAGGTGCCACTATAGAATAATTCATTTTTACTTTAGTAAAATCACTTTTAGATCTCAGCATATTTCTAGCTTTTTCCCACTTAAGCAACTTGTTAGTCCCTAGTATTAAAGCTCCTTCATATAGGCACTCTATTTTTCTATCTAACTTTTCAAAGCCACCTTCTTTATTTTCAGGTGGATTAAACATATCATCTTTTTCTATCGCTTTTTCTCCTCCAGTTCCGGTTTCTTTCATTTTATAAACCTCACTCATAAAGGTTTTGTAATTAAAGTAAAGAACTGTTATTTTGTTTTTGTCGTTATCGTAAGGTTTTTGTCTTCCGGCTCTAGCTCTTCCTTTGTAATTGTTTTTATCAATACTCTCTAGGTCTTCTTCTGTTAGATCTGGAAACTGCTTTATTAATTCGTTTATAGGTATTTCTTTTATTTCCCCCACGTAATATATATCCTCAAAATAAGGTGAGTCTGTATAAGAATATATCAAGTTAGCTGGATCAACGTAATCTATAGTTACTCCCTCTGATTTATTAAAAGAAGTTTTTGTAGCAGCTATACCTAAAACCGTTAAATCGTAGTATGTTCTTTTCTTTACTAGATCATATCTATTACCTCTAAGTAAAACATCTATAGCTTGTTCTTCAGCTATCTCAACAGCTTGCTTGTAATTCAACTGCATGTGTAAAGCTAACTCATCTTCGTTTTCAGGGAGATCTTCTTTTTTGTTCTCGTAAAGATCTATGTTCATAAGGCTCTGAGCCATTTCATTAAACTCAGCCGTATCCATATCTTTTTGTATAGACTCCATGTACTTAGTTCTCTTCTCAACTCCAAATGGATCTTGAGAATAAGCGTTGACCTTAAACAATCTTTCTGTCATACCATTCACAACAATATCAACAAACTTAGGTATTATTGGAACTGGTTTCCAATCTAAATTAAGATAGGATAAATCACCGTTTATAGATAACTCATCCTTATATTTTTGTATACCTTGTTCTCCTCTAGCATACAAACGTAGTTTGTGAAAATTGTTAGTATCTGTTAGGTATCTATTGTTATTATTATATCCAGAGTCATTGAACCATTCGTTCTCTATGGCTTGAGCTACCTTTAAACCATATTCTTCGCTTAGTTTCTCTTGATCACTAACTATTTGACTTGGGAAGTTTGCGTTTCTCCTCATATTATTCTTTAATTAATCTTGATGCGTTACCCTTATTTTGATAACGTCCTACATTTAAACTTATAGACTGCTTTTCTATCTTTGCGTTAGGAGCGTACAGATTT